ACGCCGGTCAACTTTGGTGATCATATCACTCAGTTGTATGGCGAGCAGCTTTTGTTTGATCTTGATCGTGTTATCGTAGATGGCGACGGTACGTCTGAACCGACTGGATTTAATACTGACGTTGGGACAGCTGTTGCATTCAGCAACGCATGGTCATACGCGAACATCGTTGCGTTGATGTTTGCAGTGACTAAAGCCTATACTCAGAATACGGACAAGAATCGCGTTGTGTTTGGCGGTACTGAAGCAACGTACGCCGACCTTCGAGGGTTAGCTACTGGCATCACCAACGATACCCGCCCGGTCTTTGGTACTGATATGGAGACCTGGTCAATTCTCGGCCACCCATTCTTGCCGAATGCCGCGTATGCAGAAGTAGATTTGGCATACGTTAATCTGGCGCGGTATCGAATGTATCGTCGGCTTGGTATGACGTTGGCGGCGACCACAGAAGGGCGAACGCTTACGCTCGCCAATCAGATGTTGATGACTATGCGTGCACGTTTTGGCGGGCAAATGGAAGATGTTTCGGCTATAGCGTATACGAATACTGGCGAAGCTGGAGCGTAACATAGTTAATCGTGGCAACGGCCACTAAGTGTGGCCGTTGCATTTTTCAACCTGAGCAGTAATGAGTTAGGAGAGTGAAGTGCCTGAGCAAGTGAAAACACGGCAGTATTTGTCACCATTCAAATTGGAGGTGGCAACTGAAACGAGTAGTAGCGTTCACGTTAAATCGCTGAGCAAGACGTATCGAGGAAGATGGTCTCGGCATAAGCTTGGTGCTATGTCAGCATCCATCGGAAGCAAGATGGGGATGATGCCAGACATACCAGGGATACAATTCATTGTTATCCCGAAAGAGAATAAGGTCACGATCTTTGACCCGCTGTCTGAAGACCAAGATCTGTTGGACAAGATCAGCAGTGTGTGGCATGGTGCATCGCTTGGCATCGGGGCGAACTTTAAGGCGGTAAAGGCGGCCGAAGTCGTTTTGGACGATGACAAGTTTGTCACATTGCTGCATGAACTGAAGTGCTGCGTTGAAAAGGATGAACCTGTTATGCATGTCATATCAGGTACGTTCCCGACAAACGAACAGATAGCTTCATTGCCGGGCCGCGAATTGAATGAAGTAGGTTCGCCGTATCCGCACGCTAAGTACAAGGACGAGGTAGACAAACATCGTGTTCTATTGGATGCGATGGCAGAGAAGGGAATTGTTATCTGAGACACTACGTAGATGACACATGAGCCAAGGTCGAGTGCTGCTCAGGCGTAGGGCCTGCGTGCCAGAGCGTGGCTTTGGTGCCAGGCCCTTGCTTTTAGGTATCTGTACCATGAAAACAAACAGAGCGGTTACTCCCGTGAAACAACAAGGCCTATGTACGTATTGCGGCGGCAAGGGTCGTATCGCTGATACACAACACAGGGGCAAACGAAAACGCACCAAGCCTTGCTTTCAGTGTCGTGGTACAGGGAATGCGTCAAGTGGTTACATGACCAAGGAAGCATAGAATGATAGTATCGCAAGACAACTTGAAGCTTTTGCTTGGGGTATCATCATCGATAACTGCTGAGGAAGAATCATTCCTGTCTTTGATACATCCACAGGTAGAAGGTCTTATTAAGTGCTACCTGCAATATGACCCTGAACAGAAAGTGCACAGTGCTGAATACCTTCCGCGTCATTATCGTGCTGGTGGTCCTGGCTACGACGATACTGGAGTCTATGGCGTAACAGGGGATCGAGCGTATTGGTATTCTGGCAGCGGCGAGAGAACGTTACAATTGACGCATCTTCCCGTACGTGAAGTAACGTCTGTGTACGTGGACACTGACGCACGCCATGGCGATAGGGACGGAGCATTCGCGGAAAGCACATTATGGACAGTTGGCACTGATTACTACGTTGATTGGGACCAAGAGGACGTTTGCAGAAGTGGCCATATGTACGCCTATACCTCTTGGCCTACTGAACCGGGAACGGTGAAGGCAACCTATCGTGCTGGCTATTCACCAAGTGAGCTTGCCGGAAATGTCACCGCAAGTTCGGTGTCAGGCGGAGTGATTACAACGCTTGATGTTGATGGGTCTGGTATCGCGATGGCGGTGCAATCAACTGTGATAGCTGCGTTCCTTCGAGCGATGTCGCTGAAGAAAAAGGAACGGGCTGGGTTTACGCCAGGTGCACTATTGACAGAGAAGCTTGGTGATTACAGTTATGGCGTTGACAAGACGACGTATGCTGCCGGTGGCTTTGCTGTGGCCTTGCCTACCGAAGCAAAGCAAATGCTGGAACCGTACAAGCATTACGGACTTGCGAGACTATGAGTCTACTTGAGAGTCTACCACATACAGTGACGCACAAGCGACGCAAGTATTCCAATGACGAGTACATTGGAAACAAGGTAGAGTCAGAGACGATTGCCAGCGGCGTCAGTGCATGGGTACAGAATGCGAGTATGAGCGAGGTATTTGAGTATCAGAAACGCGACCAGAGAATAACACACAAGGTGTTTTATTCAAGTGAGCCTAGCATCCGGCCGGGTGACATCATAGAGGTTACGGCAGGACCATCATTCGTTGGGAAGGAACTGAACTTCCAGTCAATGACTGACAAGTCGGCTGGTCTTGGCGTATTGTTTCGGGCAATGTGTGATGAAGAGAGCAACATACCAGCATCATTTAGTTGATCATGCCACGTACGACAGCAACATTAAAACGCATTGTATCTGCACAACAGCGCCAGGCAAAGATGCAGGCAAAGCGTGGTGCATCAAAAAGCGGTGCGATACTTGAGTGGTATGGTGAGGCACTGAAGAAATCCGTTGATAAGAATTCGCGCCAGAGGCTGGCCATTGCTGCATCCTTCTTGAAGAAACAGGTACAACAAAACATCAATCGGCCGGTACTGAAGTACAAAGGTATTCGGTCAAACAGGATTCAGGTAGACCCGGAAAGCCGATCGAAACCTGGCGAATACCCGAAGGCAGATACAACACATCTACGAAAAACGATCATATTTGAGATGCGGAAAAAAGGTTCTGCTTCACAGGAAGCTATTGTGGGTACACCGCTTGACTATGGCATCTTGCTCGAAACGCAAATGAATAGGTCGTTTTTGCGTAGGACGTTGCAAGAAGAACTTCCGCGAATTCGGCGGATACTCCTGAGTGGATGGAAGTTGTGATATGCATCCGGTAGTAAAGCACTTCAAGAGAATTAAGCCAGAGCCAAAACAGGACGACATACCGAAGTGCGTGCGATGTGGTACGCCATTACCGGGACCAAGGAAACTCATTGCATTATGCCGGTATTGCGTGAAGGAGATTATTGGCGGTGAGGACTGATGGCTACCACAAGAGGGACATGGCAACTTGATGAAGCGATACGGAATCATTGGATAAGAAACGGATTGAATGAGGCATTCCGTGACTACTGGACAGATGCAACACAAGTCAAATACGAGCCATTGCATGACAGTGTAGCACGGCCAGTTCCCCCAGGTCCTTACTGTGTATTCGAGAAGGGTGAGCCAGAGGTGGTTGCCAGAATGACCGGCAGTACAGAGGACAAGGAAATAGTACGTTGGCCATTCTCATTTACGATACATGCGAAAGCAAGTGCCGATAAAACGGCCAAGGCGATACTGACCGAGTTGGCGAAACAGATAGTAGCGGAATTCGATCCGCATAACGCGATCGAGATAAACGGTTCCGCACACATTGTGACAAAGCGTGGTCCTGATTGGCACACGCGAGAAGGCGATAAGGAAACATCATGGACACTAGAATACGAGTGGCTTGTTGATGCGAAGATCGATGTCACACAAACAGATAGCACTGATGGTGACTCTAGTGTTGTGCCGTTGCCAGATGAGGTAGATGACGTGTTAGACTTTGCTGACATTGGTGGCGTGTATGATTCATCAGCGGCGGCGGTGGCGAATACGGCCGCGTTGAATACGTATATAGCCACGCGGCCGGATAAAGCCATTGCACTGAAGTTTGCTGGACCGACAACGTACAACGATACTAAGCGTGAGCCGGGCGATGCGTACCTCGATCTATCAGGTGGTGCGATATCCGTAACGGTTGGGGCGGCTGGCAACCCGACGCATTTGATCTTTACTGGTCCATCACAAATCCGTGGCGTGAATGCGGCTGCTGCAACCACACCGATATTCGAAATCACACGTGGCGCCGGCTCGATGCCTGAGATTGTACTCCGTGATATGGTCTTGCGGTCCGATGGTAGCGTGATAAAGATAATCAATGGTGGCAGTGGTCTCACACTTGATAACGTGAAGATCGAGGACTTTACTGGCGTTGGCACTATTGACTTCGAGAACTGGACTGAGATCGACGCTGAGACGTTCTCTTACGGGATATGGATCGATAATGGGGACGGTGCTCGACTCGATGCAGTACAGATCAAGCAGGGTAGCGGGCATGGCATTGTGACAACACGATTGAACGCTGGGAGGATCAATGCTCGATTGCAACACCTGGAAGGTGCCGGATTCAAGCTTGATCAATGTAACAGCACGGCCGGCTACTTATGGGCCGAGCATTGTGAGGGTTATGGTTTGCATGTCAGGGACACAGGCATCAATAGGTATGCTGGCAGCAAGATTGCGAATGATGGTTCAGCAACGGAATGGCAGACATGGCTTGAAGGCAACAATGGGAGAAGCACACCATACAACGCTCTTGGATACTCATTCTCGCAGGCGAAGTTCGATAACGTTGCACGGGTGCGATTGACTGGTCACAGTGGGTGGCGGTCCAATCTAATTAGACTTGGCAGGTTCGATCGAGTACGTAATGAGTTTGTCGAACAGCGACATACTTCGGTAAGTGAAACTGTCGATCTTGAACTGGTTGCAAACAATACAGTCAGCGCCAACTTTGAGGCTCCGGATGCGAGCAACTCGAATTGGACTACGGTGTGGACAAACGCAAGTTATCGTCCAAGTGTCACTACGGTAGGTACTGGTGGTGTTGATGAGCGTATACGTATCACATGGCCAGCTGGTTGCTTTAATAACTACGCCTCAGCGGTGACGGCCTATTGGAGGATGTTCAGTGCCAATGCCTTAGCGTCGCCAGCAACGTTTTATTTTGAGGCAGAAGTCTCGGATGTTGATGGTGCGATTGCTGCTTACTGCATCGCTCGCGAGAATGCCTCGAATCGCCAGACGCCAGTGTGTAGCGGGTTCTCAATTGACCCGGTCGCTGGTGCACCTACCAACTTTGCACTGTGGGATACAAATCACAGAAAGTTCAGTGGTGAGATCGACATAGATGATACTCGTTCTGATATCAATCCAGGGATAAACGTATGGTTCCCTGGCATGCATGACCAGGAAGGCAATGCCGCACAAGACAGTATACACGTCATGGATATTCATCAGTTTAGGCTTTATCGGATAACGTGATGGCACCGGTACCACGTGGAAGTTGGACGCTCGACGCAGCTGTGAAAAAGCAGTGGGATGATTCCGGTGTCGAAACGAAGATACGAAACCAATGGCCAACGGCGGACAGAACTGCATCGGAATACCCTGTACTACATGACAGCGAAGCTAGACCTGTACCTCCAGGACCGTACGTTGTTTATGAGAAGATGACACCGGTCGTCATTGGACACATGACCGGCATGGATGGTGCACAGTCAGAGAATCAATTTCAATCAGTGTTGGTGCAGTTTACTGTTCACGCGAAAAGCACAACCAATGTATCTGGCAAGTACGTTGTGAAAGAGATTGCCGCAATGATTGCGGACGCATTCGATCCGGATACTTCCCCATGGCCGATTGAAGATGATACAATGGTATCAGTGATCCGAGGTCCTGACTTTCATGTGAGAGAGGGAGACGAGGAATGGGCGTGGGTATTGCAGTATGATGTAATGATTGACGCCATTTACTTACAAGCGTAGCAAACATAACAGAGGATACTATATGGCAATACGTAGCGCAGAGTCGGAAGTCAAATTGATTTTCTCGACTACGATCAAGAACACGCTTGGTGATGGTGAGGTGGCGTCAGTATCACTTGGCGACACTGTTGTCAGTGGCAAGATGACAAATGGTGTTGAAGCTAGCCAAGTAAGTCGTGCGTGGAAGGACAAGGACAGGGCGTTGTCATCTGGCAATACGGAGGACGTCGACCTATACGATTTTGCCGCACAAGACATTGGAGCAGGCAACGGCAATGATGGCCTTGGCCAGGCAATGGCACTCGAAGAGGTTGTGACATTCTGCATCAAGCATGTCAGTGGCACTGGCAGTCTAGAGTTGATGCCAACGAATCCAGCAAACTATGCGACATGGGTGCCATCATTAACAGTGGCGAATGGTGGTGCACTGAAAGCTGGCGGATTGATCTTGATGCATCAGCCGGCCGCCGATGCCTTTGACATAACTGACGCATCAAGTCACATCATACGCATTGGAGCGAATGGCGGTGACTTAGTCTATAGCCTATACGTCATGGGTCGGCACGATGACGAGGCATCGTCTTCATCGAGTTCGTCTACGTCTTGTACTAGCGAGTCGAGCACAAGCTCATCGTCTTGCACTAGCCAGAGTTGCTCGTCTACGTCTTCATGTTCAACATAACCACAACAGAGAGGTAATATATGGCTGTAACAGCGAATGCATCAACGGTACGAACCGGCCATGGCGGAAAGGTCATGGCAAAACAAGTAGGTGGAAGCGACTATTATTTGATTGCACGTCTTACGCAATGGTCAATTTCGCTATCGCGAACTGAGGCATCGTGGGCAGATTCTGATAGTTCTGGGTATACCAATCGAATTGGTGGTAGACGCGATCTGACTGGAAGTATAACAGGGAAGTTAGACAAGGGTAGCCAGGCATACAATGACGTATTGTTTGCGGTGGATGATTCTGACCCAAGCTCAAATGACATGGTAATTCTTGTGTTGTTTGAAGATTGCAAGGAGGCTGTTCCAGCATCACACTGGCACATACCACGTGCGCTGATCACATCGTATGACATG